TTCGCTGACTAAAACCAGCAACACATCTGGCACGTTCCGTTTCCGCAAAACAGGTGACGCAGCGTATTCAATCTATCGCGTTGCCTAAATCTGATGGGGCTTCGGCCCCGTCTTCCTAAAGGGAAAAATCATGCCAAATACAAAAGCTGTAGGCGTTGCGTTTGAAGACGCACAACTAGACGGCGCAATCATGGGCAAGGCTGGCGGCACCGCTGGTTTTTACGGTACAACCCCTGTAGTTCAAGGCGCTGCCTTGACTACTCAGTTGACCACAATTACCAGCACTGCGCCAGGCACGGCTGATTTTGCAATTCAAGACCTGACTCAGACTACCCCTTTTGGCTTTGTAACCAAAGACGAAGGTAACTCTGTTTTGGCTGTGATCGCCAACTTGCAAGCCCGTCTTGCTCAAGTTGAAGCACGCCTTGAAACTGTCGGTTTGATTGCCGCCAACTAAAAAAGCGGGGGCTTCGGCTCCCGTTCTTTTTATGAACATTTATCTCCAACACCCCGTTCACGGTCGTAAAGTTGCCACTATGGAACTTGAGGCCGTTTACGATGAAACACACGGCTGGACGCGCTACAATCCTGACATGCCTTCAGAACCTGAAGAAGCAGTCAACGCGCTAGAAGTTAAGCGCAAATACACACGCAAGGCTGTAGCCGAAGGAGTCTGAGATGGCCGTTTACACTGCTGGCGATCAAATCAATCGGGCACTTCGTTTGCTTGGCGTGCTAGCCGAAGGTGAAACGACTTCTGCGTCAGTGTCGCAAGACAGCCTGATGGCAATGAATCAGATGATCGACTCATGGAACACTGAGCGCTTGTCTGTATTTTGCACACAAGATCAAACTTTTACTTGGCCTGCTGGCGAGTACATCCGCACGCTTGGCCCATCCGGCAACTTTATTGGCCTGCGCCCCGTGCTGCTGGACGAAGCAACGTACTTTCGTGACCCTGGCACAAACGTGTCATTTGGCATCAAGTTCATCAATCAGCAACAATACAACGGCATTGCGGTCAAGACCGTAACTAGCACCTACCCCCAAGTGATCTTTGTGAACATGGGGTTTCCTGACGTTACCATGTCCATCTACCCGCGCCCCACACGCGACTTGGAGTGGCACTTTATTTCGGTGCAAGAACTGAGCAACCCCGCCACCTTGGCGACTGACTTGTTCTTCCCGCCAGGCTACTTGCGGGCGTTCACTTACAACTTGGCGATGGAGATTGCGCCCGAGTTCGGCGTTGAGCCAAGCCCCCAAGTGCAACGCATTGCCATGACCAGCAAGCGCAACTTAAAACGCATCAACAACCCAGATGACGTGATGTCTATGCCTTACGCCATTGTCGCCACTCGTCAACGCTTTAACATTTACGCAGGAAACTACTAACATGGCTACTATTGCAATCTCATCCCTTCCCGTAGCCACGGCTGCGGCCACAACTGACGTTTTGCCTATTGTGCAAGGCGGCACAACAAAACAAGTCACTAATGCGTTGCTGTTTACCAATGCAACAATGGTCACACCCGCGCTTGGAACACCAGCAAGCGGCGTTTTGTCCAGTTGCACGGGCTTGCCGATTACAACTGGTGTTTCAGGCTTGGCTGCAAACGTAGCGACCTTTTTGGCAACCCCGTCAAGCGCAAACTTGGCGTCAGCACTCACAGATGAGACAGGCACGGGCGCAAATGTATTTGCCAACACGCCGACATTGGTGACGCCAATTCTTGGTACGCCGACCTCTGGAGTGCTTACCTCATGCACAGGCTTACCGCTTACGACTGGCGTAACTGGTGCGTTACCAGTTGCAAATGGTGGCACTGGTGCATCAGGTGCAGTGCAGGCTTTAAGTGGCCCTGGCGCGGTAAATATTACAAGTCTTGCCACTGCATTTACGTCAACCGCCACCGGTAATGCGCTGACGCTTGCAGATGGCGCGCAAGGACAGATCAAGACAGTTATTTATGTTGCAGAAGCCGCTGGCGGCGATACGGGTGTTTTGACCCCAACGAATCTTGGCAGCGCAACCACAATTACATTTAATGCCATTGGTGATTCTGTAACGCTCCAGTTTGCTGGTACTGACTGGTGGGTTGTTGGATTGCGTGGTGCGGCAGTCGCTTAATGAAAACACCGATTCTTGGATCAGCCTATGTCGCCCGCAGTATCAACGCTGCGGATAACCGCATGGTCAATCTGTTCCCAGAAGTCATTCCCGAGGGGGGCAAGGAGGCGGCGTTTCTTAACCGCGCCCCTGGCCTGAACTTTCTTCAGACTGTAGGCACCGGCCCAATCCGCGCCTTGTGGGCGCACCAGACCAATGGCAGCGACTTTTTTGTTGTGTCAGGCAATGAGTTTTATAAATTGACCGGCCTGAATGCAACGCCTACATTGCTGGGCAGCGTGGCTGGCACCGGCCCTGTGTCTATTGCAGACAATGGCACGCAGATATTTATTGCGGCCAATGGGCCAAGTTACATCTACAACGAAGTCACCAACGTATTTGCCCAGATTACCGACCCCGACTTTGCCGGTGCGGTAACGGTGGCTTATCTTGATGGCTACTTTGTCTTTAACCAACCCAACAGCCAGATCATCTGGGTGTCGCAACTGCTGGATGGTACATCCGTTGACCCGCTGGACTTTGCAAGCGCTGAAGGCTCTCCAGACGGCGTGGTGGGCCTTATTGCTGATCACCGCGAACTGTGGGTGTTTGGCACCGATTCGGTTGAGGTCTGGTACAACTCTGGTGCGGCTGATTTTCCTTTGCAGCGCATCCAAGGCGCGTTTAACGAGATCGGCTGCGTGTCAGCGTACACCATCGCCAAGATGGACAACGGCCTGTTCTGGCTGGGCACAGACGCCCGTGGGCAGGGTATTGTCTACCGCGCCAATGGCTACACTGGCGTTCGCATCTCAACGCATGCGATAGAGTACGCCATCGCCCAATACGGCAATATCTCAGACGCTATTGCCTACACATACCAGCAAGAAGGCCACGCTTTTTACGTGCTGACCTTTCCAAGCGGCAACGCCACTTGGGTATATGACGTAGCCACGCAAGCCTGGCACGAACGTGCTGGCCTTAACAATGGCGAATTTATGCGGCATCGCAGCAATTGCCAATGCAACTTTGGTGGCAACATCATTGTTGGCGATTTTCAAAACGGCAACATCTACACGTTTGACTTGGATGTGTACGCTGACAACGGCGACATCCAAAAGTGGCTGCGGTCGTGGCGGGCGCTGCCTACTGGTCAAAACAACCTGAAACGTACCGCGCAGCACAGCTTGCAACTGGACTGCGAAACTGGCGTTGGCTTGAATTTGTACCCTGCCTATGACAGTGAAAATATTGACACCGAGTCGGGGCTAGACCTTGTGGCCGAATACGTGCAGACGTTTTTAGCCACGCAAGCAGGCGACACCCTGACCACCGAGGCAGGGGACGGTTTTCAACCGCTTGGGCAGTACGAACTGTCTGATGAAGACATTAGCGGCTACAACTTGGTAACCAATTCTTATCCTGCGGCGCCTGGCTATAACCCTCAAGTCATGTTGCGCTGGTCAGATGACGGCGGTCACACATATTCAAACGAACACTGGTCATCAATTGGCAAACTTGGCGCGTATGGGCACCGAACCTTTTGGCGGCGCTTGGGCATGACCTTAAAGTTGCGCGATAGGGTCTATGAACTTTCTGGCACTGATCCGGTAAAAATTGCCATTGTGGGCGCGGAACTGATACTTAGTCCAACGAATGCCTAACCTTAATACCCAAATCACACCGCCCCGCGTGCCGCTTACTGACGAGCGCACAGGGGCGGTTTCGCGTGAGTGGTATCGCTGGTTTTACAACATTTACAATGTTACGGGCGGGGGGCTTGGCATAACGCCGGTTACCAACGGCGGCACGGGGCTAGGTACTATCCCTACTAACGGCCAATTGCTTATTGGCAATGGCACAGGGTATACCCTTAACACGCTAGGTTTTGGTGCTGGCATCTCAGTCACCAACGGGACTGGAACAA